TGATGACTGGATGAGTATGTACATAACCTGCTAACCAAGGTGGTGTACCAGGTACTATATCATCACCATGAACAAATCTAAGGTGACAAAGATCTTTTATTCTTTTTCTGAGTCTGCGTCCACCTGGTCTAGGTGATCCAGCAGTTACAAGTGCAATATTTTTATTGCCTGACTCCCATAACAAGTCTGCAATTAATGTTGCGGTAGCTCCACCAAGAGAATGACCTGCTATAACAAGTGTTCTCTTAGGATCCAATCCTTCATATGCTACCACTAGCTCGGCTAGTGTCCTGTTAGCATTGTTCTTGAATCCTCTGTGACAATCGTCACGTTTAATTAGAAACTTCAGATTAGTTATCCAATCTGTAGTCTCATTTGTTCCTTCCACAGCAAGAATGGTGTGTCCTTCACACTTCCTACTGACTAGAAAGTCTTGTTTGTGTGGGTATACATCCCTACAGCACCGTAATGCCTCAAGGACTACCTCCTTTGGTAAAGTCATGATAAACAAAGTAGTTAGCTTTATTTATCAGCTATACTCTCAGTTCCACCTATTGAAAATGGATTGTATTTTGCTGTAGCAATCCTATACATCTTCTCGTGCATAGTAACTACTTCCTCTGCTTCCTTCTCGAAGTCAGGTGTTGACTCATGTCTTGATGCATACTTAGTATCATCATCTGTTGCTATTGGCATTTTATCTAATGGGTTATCAAACCAAGGATCAGTAGGCATTATCCTATGTTAGTTGTATCTTTTACTTGTATATCAGGTTTCTTCTTAGCTCCACCTTTCTTCTCATACTTACCATCATTTATGGTAGGCATGACCTCCACTGCTGGAGGTTTTTTCTTAGACTTTTTTGCTTCAAATACTCTCACCTCCTCACTCTTTATTTTAGCACCTACAGCATGTTCTTTGCAAGGAGTAGCACCACACTTAGGGCATGACTCTACTGCTTGTGGTTGTTTTTCTTCGGCCTTGATCGTTAACTCTTCCGAGCAAGACCCTTCTACTTTTTTGAATACTTAAGGATCTTCTCTGCAGTCTTTCTTGCTGCTGCTTTGTATGCTTCCTCTCTCATTTCAGGAGTAGGTGCTTTAGATCCATCATCAGGAACAAATCCTTCTACATCCCACTTCTCACCTGTAACTGTGTAAGTAGTTTCTGTTAACTCACTGAGTTCTGTAAGAATCTTAGATGCTGCATCCCAAAGTTCTGACTGTTTAGCATCGAAGTCTTCTTTCTTTATTTCCTTTTTCTTATCCTTTGGATTTAAAGAATTGCCCTTCTTATCATATCCCCATTTACCATCTTCTTCTACTGGTTCTACTTCTTCCTTCTTAACCATCAAATTCTTTATCTGAGCACCATATGAAGACTTGTTCTTTGTACTATCAGGAGGACCAGCATTGAACTTAGGATCCTTTGTACCACCGTCATCTGTATTAACAACCTTCAGAGTCGGGACAGTTTCTTTATCAAATTCTGGTTTAGGTATAGTACCTATTGGTGTTGTAACCTTATCTTCTTCAGTTGGTTTCTCTATAGTAGCAGAACCAGGAGCAGGTACTTGCTCTTCCATATGACTACCTTGGAATCCAGCACCGTCCATCCACTGAGCGTATGACTCGATTAATGCTTGAGAATATCCATCGTTATGACGAACGGAGGTTGATGGTGTTGGCTTGTCCATGAGTAAAAAAGGTTGTTCTTCTTGGTTTATTTATACTTTCATTGACTTCTCTTATGTCACGTATCCATGCTCGGAACATTTCATCCGACTCAGTTACACAAATAACATAGTTAGGTCCAGTGCGAATAATCTTTCCTTTCACACCAGTAAGACTATTCATCACAACTTCACCTTCAGTGAAAACTTGCTTCTTTCTGAAGTTCTGTCTGACTGCTTCTGGTTTAAAATCTTTAAATGTTTTCATTTAAAATTCGCAGGTAGATTTGCTTTGATCTCATTCATGAGACTACGACAATCATTATCATTTAACTTAGTAGGTATCCCCTTACGAAATGCAGTAAAGTCAGAAGCAAATGCTGCTCTTCTCATTTTTGTACCAGATACAGCAAATGTATCACCATCTGCATCTCTGCTACCAGAGGAAACTATATCAATTTTACGAAACTTGAAGTCTGTACCATTATATTTATGCAGGAACTGCATAGCACCTACACGATCAGATCCTACAAGCATTATAACCTCATCATATCCATCCATCATAATATCCTGTAGTATCTTAACAGGATCCCTAGGACCACTATAGATATGTCCCTTATGTTCAGGGAACATCTTATTCATAATCTTAAACTTATACTCAGGACTAAGAGGATTGTTTCCTTTAGCATCATGTGACTGAGAGATGTATATCCTATAATCATCCTGACCAGCAGTACGTTTTACTCCAGCAAAGTTATCTTTGTGTCCTGTGGTAGGTGGTTGAAACCTACCAAATGTAAAGTAGCATCGTTTGGTTTCTAACGCCATTGCTTTGCAAGAGTAAAGTTAATGTAGGAGAACTCTAAACGATTAACAAGTTTTACCATGTCTCCATCTTTATGTAGAACATAACCCTCTGGTCCAGTAACCTTATACCCATTCTCTGTACGAACAAACGTCTTGAATGTCTCTAAGTGATCCAGTTTATTAATAACAAATTGTTTAAGTTGTTGTATATCCTTATAGAGTTGTAGCATTGCTTTGAACTTATCAGAATTATTAATAAGATAATTCTCACTATCATAGATCAATGTCTTCTTCTGAACCTGTGCAGCAGGTGTTTTCAATTTATCAGCAGCAGGTTTGACCTTACTATGATAGAAGTTAGTTAGATCCTCCAGTGCTTGAGCTGGGTTTGATATAGTCTTCTGCCTTTTAATCTGATCATTGAAGAACTGCTTAAGGTATGAGGACACATGCCACTTAGCATCACCCTTAGTACCTTTAAGTAACACCAACTCATCCAAGAACTCTCCACAGATCTTGCAGTTAGAATCTATGTTAGAAACCATCTTATCAAACTTCACCTCTTCATTGTGATCCAATCCTATCTTATGCATAGGAGTATCATTATCAATCACTGCTACTTCTTTCACAGTTTTTATCTTCTCACCCAAACCTGCTCTTGCTTGCATCGTTTGGATACTACTTCCTGTATAATGGGTATGAAGTACAACAATAATTTCTGCTTCTATAATAGTCCTACCTATAGGATGATCCACAGGTATAGCATATGTTAAAGCTTGGTTACCAAAAGTATAAAGTCTCTCTCCATGAACAGTCTCTGTCTTAATATCACCTCTAGTAGCAATAAAATCTCCTTGGACAACACCCTTAATATCTAATTTCTTAAGGTGTTTTAGACACAACTTCAATCTATCAGCTAGATCAGGAGCATGTCCATAATACTTATCAACTGCTTTAGGAGTAAAGGCAACCTTTGGAATCTCCTTATTAAAAGCAGATTTATTAGCAATAAAAAATTGTCCTATCTGTGGATCTATACCACAAACTATAGATGGTATACCATCCCACTTGGTCTGCATGAATCCTGTACTATTATCACAACCAAGCATCTTTCTTAATTCCTGTAAGAAACTAACAATGGACTTACAACCATCAACTCCATAGTTGAGCATTTCATCCTCAAGATGTTCTAAATGTTTTAAGTGTGTTACGTTGGCCATTAGGTAAGCTTTACATGAAGTCCAGAATTAACTGTCTGTGATGAGGCATAGAGATAAAGATCTCTTATGATAATACTAAGATCTGCATTAGATTCTGATATAGCATCAATAAAACAAAGTCCTAAAAGTTTACTATACCTCCAAGACTGATTCTTCTCTCTAATATCTTGCATCATATCAGCACGTGCTGCTTTACCTCCTTCAGTATTACTCTTAACATTATCATCTGTAAAGACACCAGTCTTATTACCAAAGTGTTTAACCATCAATTTCACTATATCATCAAGAACTTTAGGAAAGTCTTTATGATTATCTTTACACTTAGCCCACAATGCTGTGTTACCACTATCTCCACCAGACCATGAAGTTAATGCACCCCAACTAGAACGTGGAAATGTAACACCGTTATCTTTAATGCTACTGATAGCAACTCCACCACCACACCGTCCTTGTTTTGCATCAGCACCACTTAATTCTAACTGCCAAGATGAACTACTACCTCCTCCAAAGTTTCTACATTGAAAATCTTTATTGGATTCAGGAGCATATCTAATATAAACATCCATACTGGAATCCCATTTACCCTTAACAAAGAACCAATCATTCTTCTTAACATCACCTATACTATCCCATATTTTTTTATCCCATCCAGCATCCTTATCTTCATTGATTACCTTTATATCAGAATCATTAGATCCTTCATGCTTCTTTAGAGATATACCAACCAATTTTTTATTATCAAGAAACCAACTTCTAACATGAGAATTTAATGTCTGGAAATTATGAACTAAAAACTTATTATTCTTTCCTTTTTCTGATATGCTACCAGCTCCTGTTAAAGGATAGTCTTTATGAATAGCCCATATATCAGCAGGGTTCCACTTATCCTCAGATGAAAAATATGCTGAAGTATTATCAGGTGTAACCGTATTATTATTAGCTCTCTTATATGCTGTAGAGACACTTGCTGCTGCTCCACCATCAAACTCTTTTCCCCTATAAAACTTATAGGTTCCTTTTGATGGTGTGTTGAGATAAGAGTATAATTTATTAGCTCCTCTCATATGAGATTGTCTCCAAGCAAATTCCAACACATTATAGGATGGTACTATCTCGTTTTCTGCATCATCAACTGCAATGCTACTATAAGCTTTTGACCATAGATCAGATTTAATCAAATTAGAATCTGTTTCTCTCCCACTAATCTCGTCAGGTGTAAATGGTCTTCCTAACTGATTGAATACCATATCAGCATAAAGACATTGAGCACATTCGTTTCTTCTAGTTTCTCTAGCACCACCACCAGAACCTGCAGTAGAAGCACCTTCTGGTTTAACTGCTAATACAATTCTCTTCTGTACACGTTTACCTGTTGACTTTACTACACCCCATTTACTATCATACTTCAGATAAACATCAAGTCTGTTACCACCCTTTGTTATTACTAAATCCTCAAACTTCTTATCATCTAACTTTTTCTTTAAAGAACCCTGTATATTATTTGCAGCAATGGTTCTATTACCACCAGCAACCTTAACCACCAAAGCCATAATAACTTGACTCTTAGGTGCGTCAGGATCTTCTTTCATATCATTAATATCAAAATTAAGATATGTGTATTCGTCAGCTATCAAGGAATCTATTACATTAAGACAAGCTTCTCTAACTGTAACAGAATTCTTTCTCCAATCAATTTCTGCCATTAAAAAAGAGGGTGGGTTCACCCTCTATTTAGATCAATGAGGGTTGTATACCTTCAATACAATTATTGTAGATGCAATAGCAACGATTACAATTAGTGTAATGATATGCATTATATGTCTCCTTCTGCTCTGTTTTCTGATTGAAATACATCAAACTCACCACCAGGATATCTTGCTGCTAACTTGATCATGTTAGTAACTACGATAGTCTGGAAGTCTAGTCCCAATGCATTACATGCTTGAGCAATGTACCAGAATACATCACCCAACTCTTTGACCATATGAGTCTTAGTATCTTCAGTAAGTTCTTTACCTTGGAAAGCAATCTTCTTTACAATCTCTGTAAACTCTCCACCTTCTGCACTGATACCAACAGCAGCAGTAAGAAGTCTAGGGATATCAACACCCTT